GTCAGAGATCACCGTGGAGTTAACCTCAACGGGTGGGAGAATTTTCCACTCTGCAAGCATGTCGCGAAGTGAGGCGTCCATCGACAACGAAGTAATCGGCTGGAGGTCTGTTTCACGAGCAACAAGCTGCGCAATCATCACATAGTTGCAATTGGATGGGATGCCAGGCGTCGGTAGACGAACATCTGGAGACAACCCATTGGTGGCGGCAGTATAATCGAACATAACTGTCATCATCGCCCAATTGGCATTCTTTGCACGGAGATTATTGCGCGGAACAATCACGGAATTGTTCAAAGTGAGAAAACCGTCGAATCCAGTGCAGTCCGGACCAAAGATAGGGTCTGACCAGTCACCATTGAGAACTGTAATGCTATCACAAATGATTTGAACACTAAGTTGGTAGCGACCGGGTATCTTTGGTAGAGACAAGCTATTTTGAGAGTCATAGATCACTCCACCGAGCGTGGAACCAGTAGTCGGAACAGTGTTGATAGGGAAAGATGCGGAACCAGCAGTTGCACCCATCATTACTTTTCCAGAGTAAAAGGTCGACGATCGAGCAGAGGAATTGGAGTTGGACTCGGGCTTGTCGAACTCGACTAAATAGGTGACCCAGAGGCCACCAACAAGCTTCCCATCAAGCTCAGCAGGGAAACCTTGTGTAGCGAGTTCGACACAACAATGATCAGAAGCGAGCTGCTCAGCAATGGCGGCACCATCCAAAGAAACTTCTTTCCAGGGTGTGCCAGCATTTTGTGAGGGGTCACATTCGACAATACCAGCAATATTTCTGGTGGCATTGTCAGAACGGACGTACTCGCTAGTGCAGATATCATTGTAATTTTGGGGAGGACGAGTGTTGGCACCATAGCGGGTAGCAATGGCCCACTGACCGAGCACATTTGAACCTCCGACAGCATCGGGTCCAAGGATGGTCTTTGTCGAAAAGATCATCCCGACGATGCGATACTGGGAATACATGCGGGCCAATGAGGACATCCACGGGAAGGTTGCAGAAACACCGGGATTGACTCTCCAGTGTTGTAATTTGAATCCTGCACTACCGTAGATATCACCAACGCGCTCCTCATGACGGATAGTATTCGAATTGGTCTTCGAATTGAAAAGGGGTAGAGTGCCAGACATCAGCAAAGATTGACCAGACTGTAACGGCTCGCGAGCAATATCATGCAACGCGGCGGATCGCAGCTGGTAACTGCCAATGCCAAAAATCGACTTGATTCCACGATGGAATAAATCGCCGGCAAACTCACCAACCTTTCCAGCAGTGTCCCCAAATAGCTTTCCAACAGCACCACCGATAGCTCCTCCGGCACTCTTACCACCGATCTTGTATAGACCGTGGCCAGAGATTGTGCCTTTGGGTACGGCATTCTTTGGAAAGGGGGAAGACATAGTTCGACCCAGAGCAGTCTTACTAGCAAGAGCCAAAGCCTTGTCACGCATGGACTGCTCCATACGTAACTTGGCCTCAGCTTTGGAGATTTGTTTCGGAGGCATGGCGGAAATAAAACGTTGATTTGGTCGTATCAACGGGGCAAACTCTCATTTAAAGCGGTATTAATTTATTGGATATCCACCGCTTCATAACCAGAGTATAATTCCCACAGCTCGGAGTCTGTTTTATACGTCGTCCATGCTTCACGAATGGGTGCACTCTCAGTCGCTGGGTAGCGACTCCTCAAGTAATAGATGAGATCAGCGAACCAGTCGCGGCATGATTCACACGCGAACGTCTCAGCACGAAGGCCATTAGCTCGAGTGATAGTCATAGCCACAGGGTCATTGACTTCATCATTATAGATGAGACAGTTAGATCGCATTTTCTGACAATCAATAACTGGGAGATACATTGCATGACCCAGCTTCGGAATGTGGACGAGGCTGAATCCATGGCCTAAAAACGTGAGATCAGTGAAGTGCCGGAACTCCATGAACTCAAGCGTGTACTCCATGCCAATTTCCGCCGCATATTTGATGATGACTGCGGCATTGAAGACATGGTGCGCCTCCTCTTTAACAGTGATGTTGATATCATCACCGTTTGTGGAACACAAAACGAACCTAGTGAACATGTCCCATGTACACCACTCCTCAAGATCGTTATCTAGACACGAGAGACACCAAATGACAAACATGTCAGCGATGTTCTTGAATCCATTGTCAGGGGTAGTGCAGGATTGTCCACTGGTTTGATCTCCTTCACGTCCAAAGACGTGGCCGATAGGATCGACCAAAGGAGCTCCAGCAATCGTTTCGTATAGGTTAAGGAAGCGTAGGCGATTTTTCTCAGTTCGCCATTCACGATGTAATAGATGATAGCGCAAACGAGCGATACGCATATGATGCGTACGTCGCGTGCGTTTCTCAAACTTCACACCGTCAATAGCGAGGGAACATTTCTTCTCCGGACCACCAGCGAAGGCCTGGTGTTTGGCCTGGAGACGATGAAAGCCCCCATAGAAAATGTTGATTCCCAACTCCATAAAATGTTGACCAGCAGACTGAACAAGTCTGTTATTCTGATCAAGCGTTAAACGAGAGTGGGAAAATGTGTGTTGCACAGGCATGGAATAGACAGTTCTTACAGACGCTTGATCATAAATCTTCACCCTACTGCGCACTTCCTCCTTGACGGAGACAGCACAGAGAGATTCAATAGGATGATCAGTGGCGAGGGAATCCCAATAGGTTTCCAGAAATTCTTCACCCAAATCAGTACCATAAAAATCCTCCTTATATTGATAAGAGAGGATCCATGGATAACCTGGGGATTTTCTTACTGGAGCCCACGAGATTACTTCATCCCAGGATGACATCTTGGAGTCACCAAGAAAAGGGGCATACATGCGCTCGAGGCCGTCAAAGGCTCGATCGTATATCTGCTCTATCACTTGTGAAAATGGCTCTTTCGGTAAATCACCCTTTTTAATGCTAGCAACAGCGAGGCTGTATTCCTTAGGCACCACAGCGTAATCACTGTAATACTCAAGGGACTCACCTCTACTCAAAATGAAATCACGAACAATAGAATCGGTATAATCAGGTCGTTTCTCCTTGAAAACTCGGAAGACTCGGCCAAGATGCGGCAAACTCGCACCAAGATCGAGAGAAGGATCCGGCAAACCGGTGATCCTCCTAAATCCCTCCGGGTAAGGAGCGAGAATTCGGGGAAGAATCTCGCTCCTTAGGGAAAATTTGACTTGTCAAGAGGGACGGAACGCTGGCCATTCGGCGAGCCCCACGCGGGGTTCCTGACAAGAGGCGGTTTAGAACCTCCTACTGATTTTTCCGATTCTTTCTTTTGCTCTTCAGAGGACGAGGAACCAGAAGCGACACTCGCCTTAACGGAGGACGGAGTATCGTCATGTTTCGACTCGTCGACGTCAGACTCTTCAGAAATCACAGGGAGACTAGACAAAGCTTTCTTAGACGGTTTAGGTGTTTCCTGCACCGTTTTTGATTGCTTGCTCCCTTTTGATTCATCGTAGCTCGTATTGATGGTGGAGTGATGCCAAGGTCTATATCCATGGTCTTCATAATGGTTGTACATAGTGCTCTCAGGTTTCATCTGAGATAACTTCTGCAACTCACTAAGAACGGATTCATCCAGTGGATAAAAAGCGGGCTTCACTTTTGAATCAGAGTTGCCCATACCATGGACACCAATGATGGCACCATCAGAAGCAGCAAAATACAAACCACCACATGCACCACCTTGAGTGGAAGAATCGAAACCGAAAACCTCGATTTCACCCTCTGCACCAAGGATATAAGGCGCATCGACGCGACCAATTGAGGTGCAAAGATGTCCTTCAGTGTTCTTGAAGTGCAAAATTGCAAACTCGGACTCAACTGGTCTGCGAACGTGGCGAAGCTTGTTCATGTGAAATTTGGCCCCCTGAGGGATGGCCACCATACACCAGTCAGAGACGGTTTTTAGTGGGAAACTCTTCGGGGGGAGGAGAAATTCCTTGCCAGTTTCATCAGTCACAAAACAACCCTTCCATCCAGTGAGACCATGTCGATTGATCATGAGTCGTCCAGCAACCGGGGCAGCATTGACGAAATGATCAGTCTTATGGTGAACGGTGGGATCTGGTGACTGGGGAGAGGCCATGCGAACTTTGTACAAATGGGGGGCGCGAATGATCGCATGCCCAGGGCGAGCATGCTCCACTTTGCGACCACCCCCCATGTGGAAATCAGCAGGGCCTTGATTCTGGTGTTGCTCACGAGATTTGCGCCAAGAAACAGCGCCAAGATCGCGAGGCTTCTCCTTCATATTTTCCTGAGCGCTAACGTTTCTTTTGGTTTGGCCTCCTTTCGGAGACGCATCCACTTTAGCGTTGAAGGTTGTTCCACGACCATGGTGAGTTCCAGCGAGCTTTCGGTAGGCAGCAACTTTTGATTGCTTACCCGACCTCTTCATCGCTCGC